CGTATTCCTCCTGCATGGACAGATGTCCGCTATAATCCAGACCCCAAAGCAGAATTGCTTGTAGTTGGCAAAGATGCTAAGAACAGGGTTCAATATATCTATTCTGAACAGCACTGGAAGAAAGCCGAGAAGAGTAAGTTTGATAGGATAAAAGTATTGGAAAAGAAATTTGATAAGATTAAAAGCGAGAACGACAAAAAGATAGCCAAGAAGACAGAGGAAGCTATTGTCTTAAAGCTTATCATGGAAACTGGAATTAGACCCGGAGGCGAAGAAGATACGGGCGCTAAGGTAAAGGCTTATGGAGCTACTACACTTGAAGGTCGCCACGTTGAAACAGACAAGAAAGGAAATGTAACCCTTCACTTCATCGGAAAGAAAGGTGTTGAAAACAAGATCCCACTGCAGAATCCCGAAGTAGCCAAGATCATAATAGAAAGAGCAAAGAAAGCCGGTACTAAAGGAAGACTGTTTAATACTGATGGTATTTCTTTGTTGAAATATACTTCCACTCTTGGTGGAGGAGGCTTTAAGACGAAAGACTTTAGAACCTTGATCGGCACGAAGACTGCAATGGAGTTGGTTGGAAGTATGAAAGCGCCGAGTACAGAAAAGGAATACAAGAAACAAGTTAAAGAAGTAGCAAAGACAGTAGCTTCCAAACTAGGAAATACCCCTGCAGTTGCTCTTAAATCATATATTTCTCCGGTTGTCTTTTCGGAGTGGAGGATATCGTAATGGAACAGTTGCCTGATGTTTACGCCGGTCAGTATGAAGATAACATTGATGAGGACATGAAACGCGAAAATGATCCTAGCAATGATTATGATGATGACGAAGACCGTCCTGCTGACGCCGAACTGATCAATATTCTAGGCTTTGACCCTGACAAAGAAGATTGGGGCAACGAAGAAGAGGAATAAAATGGCCTTACTTTCTGAGATTAAAGACATACAGTCAGGAAGGGTTATCGTTCAGGATGCTGCTTCTGACGAACATTGGGTTACTATCAAAGGAGCCCATGTCTTAGTTGATGGTGAAGGGAAGGTCATAGGAGGCCCGAAGAAGTTTCATGGGAAATATATAAGAAGTCAAATGCCTTCCAAAGAAGACCATAAACCAACCCAAGCAACTTCCAAAGGTTCTTTGACGAGTAATATAAAAGGTATAGAGAAAAGTCTTGATAGCTTTGACTTTGAACAATTCCATACTTCAAAAGACCCGTCTAAGTATATTAAAGATAAAATAGAAAGCCTATTCAAAGAATTGGGTCTTGATTCCAAGATTAAAGTAGCGCCTGACGCCGAATTTAATGAAGCATTTAAGAATGCTAAAATCTCCTCTTTTGGAAGAATGATGGGCGGAGTTAGTTCTGTAACGGCAGGATATCGTAGTGATTCTAATACAGTATGGATGAGAGAATCAAAAATAAATCAGTCTTTAAAAAGCAAAAATGATTATAGATTGTTTTTGAATTCTTTGTTTCACGAGGTAGGCCATGCTTACCATGCCGATGTTTTAGGAATAAAGCAACAGGATAAAGGGGAATATGGCTCCGGTTGGTGTGAAGAATTTGCAGATACCTTTTCTTCTACGATGGGGTACAGGTTAAAAAATGAACAAATTTTAAAGAACCCATCCGGCTTTTCTTCTAAGCTTGTTGAAACTGCAAAGAAATATGATTTTAAAAAAGCGATAGAAAACGGCATCGTGGAACTGATAAAGGAACATGGTAAGGGCAAGTAAATGTTCGTAATGAGTGGTCTCCCCATTAAGTTAACCATTGACGAAGTACCAGAAAGCCCTTTTAAAAAGGGCAAAGGCCCTACTACAGTTTATGAAAGAGCCTTAAGAAGCCTCGTAAAGCAAGTAGGTGGCCTATTGAAAGGGTATCTTTCAAACGATCCTCTAAATCCAGATGTTACGCAGTCTTTAGTTCAGGCTTTGAATACATACGCTGAAATCATAGGCCCATGGGCTTTACAGCTTACAGGTCGTGTTTTCACTCAGGTAGACAATCAAGATAAGTTTGCATGGAGACAACATACAAGGAATATGTCTGCTGCTCTTAGAAAAGAGATAGAGGAAACCCCGACAGGAGAAGTAATTAAAAGCCTAATGCAAAGCAATGTAACCCTTATAAAATCCATTCCTACTCAGGCTGCTCAAAGAGTTCACGATCTTGTGCAACAAAACATGATGCAAAGCGCCCGTGCTTCTGACATAGCAAAGAAGATAATGGAAACAGAAAATGTTACCAAAAGCCGTGCCATGCTGATTGCCAGGACAGAGATATCGAAAGCCAATGTTGCCATGACTCAGGCACGCGCAGAACATATAGGTTCTGAGGGATATATCTGGCGGACAGTAGGAGACATGCTGGTTAGAAAAAGCCACAAAAGAATGAATGGGCGTTTTGTTCGTTGGGATGATCCACCTCTTATTAATGAAGGAAGTGATAAGAAACCCAATATGATAGCACATCATGCCGGTGCTATCTGGAATTGCAGATGTTGGCCCGATCCTGTAATACCTGAAAGGTAGCCATTTGAAAGATATTTTTTTAGACTGAAGATTAATCAATTTATATAATTAGAAGAGAAGAATACAGGAGAATTAAAAATGCTTCTTGATGGAATCAAAGATATCAAAAATGGTCGTTGCGTGACTAAGGATGGCCCTTTGGGGGATTTGGTAGGACAAGCTATCAATTTCGCAACTGAGATTACCGAGAAGAATGCAAAAGGCACTGACTCAAAACAAGATTGGTTTGAGAACCTTGGCTTGAGTGAAGTAACAAAAGCTTTGATTCGCCTGTTTTCTTCCAGCAAGAAAATTAGTGATAATGATTTACATGCGTTGGCAGAAGTTTTGAAAGTAGACCCATCCGAATTGGAGGAAGAGATTTATTCTCTCCTCCAATCCTTCTTTTCCAAAGGAAAATACATGTCTAGCGAAGACATAATTCCTGATGACAAAGAACTTGAAATGGGAGATTCTGTTGAACTTGAGCATACAGATAATCCAGTTATTGCCAGAAAAATTTCTCTTGACCACCTTGCTGAAATGGGTGATTATTATACTCGCCTTGCTCAAATGGAAAAGGCAGGAGAAACTATCGATGGAGGCATTGGTTCCGGCGTTCAAGGGCATGTTACAAGCCGTCATAATGCTCCGGGAGGGTTTATTCAAGAAAATAGTCATGCTCTTATGACAAACGTAGGGAATAATTTTGTTATATGGAGTAAGCAAGGGAAAGGCCAAGAACTTAAAAAAATTGGTGAATCCTCAAATGCTCAGCAGGCAGCTAAAATGTATTGGAGCATACGAGACAGCGCTTCTGTTCACGACGGTGGTATTGGTTCAGGTATCAAAGGTCATGTCACTGCTAAGCAGATGGCTGCAATGAAAGAAAGAAGAGCAAAAGGAAAAACTCGATATCTTCACTTATTTCAAGGGCAAAAACCTGATGATAAGTCTATCCCAATAAAAGAAGATGTTTATCAACAGTATGTTTCAGAAGGTAAAAAGCTCTTAAAAAAAGCCAGAAATTTCAAATTAAAAGAAACTTTGAATAAAAAAGCAGCAATGAAGGCAAATCCTCCTAAACATATTTGGGAAGGTAATTTACACAAAGGTAAAGAAAAAGTAAATAGCTTTCTTAAAGATCACCCATATGTTGAAGATTTACCTTCTGATTTTCTAAATAAAATGGCTGAACAGGGTTTTAAAATAAAATATAAAAAAAATGATATTATCATAGAATTACCAAGCGGTCATCGAATTATAAAATAAGGAACTAATCATGCGCTTTTATACGACAGAGAAACTTAGCGAGAATATATCAGAGACGCCTGAGGGATATTTACTCTGCGAAAACGTCCCAATTACTCGCACAGGCGAATTTCTTTATAAGGGCGATGAACTTTTAGGGGAAGATGAAAAACCACTTGTTGAGCCTACTTCTGACGGTATTATTAGAATTCAACGTGATGAAGAAAGCGTTTTTGATGAAATAACAATTAGAAGCTTTGAAGGAAAACCTTTTACTCTTAATCATCCTGATGGGTTTGTTGCTCCAGAGAATTGGCAAGAATTAACACATGGTATTATTCAAAATGTTAGAAGAGGTGAAAACGAACAGTCTGATCTTATGTTGGCTGATATTTTGGTAACAACCAAAGAAGCTATCGGCCTTATTCAGTCTGGAGAAAGAGAACTTTCTTGTGGGTACGATGCTGAGTATGAGGATTTAGGAAGTGGGGTTGGGCGACAAAGATGCATAATTGGTAATCATGTCGCTTTGGTAAATAAGGGCAGGGCTGGCGGACGGTGCGCCATTCAAGATAAAGCATGTGACCATTGCGGATCATGTAAATGCAAAGAAGACGAAAAACAGGAGGAAGAAAACGTGGCAAAAACAAAAGATAAGCTGGCGGAGTTTAAAGGCAGGCTTTCCAGACTTCTGAGTTGGTTTGATGAAGAAACTGACCTTCCCGTTAAAATTACAGATGAAGATAAAGAAGAGGAAGAGGGGAAGGAAGTCAAGAAAGCTGAAGAGGAAACGAAGGACAAAAAAGTAAAGGATCAGGAAGAGGAAGAAAAGGATAAAGACAAGGAAACGAAGGATCAAGACGGGCTTGAAGCTCGTATTGACGACTTGGAATCCAAGGTAAATGAAATCCTTTCTTTCATAAAAGAGATCTCCGAAGATGAAGACAAAGAAACCGGCGACGAAGACCCTGAAGAAAAGGAAGAAGAAAAGAAAGAAACAGGTGACGAAGAAGAAGAAGAAGAGAAAAAAGAAGAAGAAGAGAAAAAAGAAGAAGAAGAGAAAAAAGAAGTTAACGATGCTTGGCCTGATTTTCTTTCTTATGCGGACGTGCTTGTCCCGGGCAAAAGAGTTGTGAAGCCCACAAAGGATTACAGAAAGACTTTTGATTCCATGAGAATTGAAATTCTGGAAACGGCTATGGAAGACGATCTCTTTGGAGCCGAAATTGAAAGACTTGCCGGCAAACGTGGTTTTCACAAAATGACAGGTGATGCTCTTGATGTGGCTTTTGTAGCGGCTTCAAACATTGCGGCGGGAAAACGCAATAGTAAAATTCAGAAACGTACGGCTGATAAGGGGCTGACTGGCGCTTCTGAAACTGTTGCTGATATAAACAGGAAGAACAAAGAATTCTGGATTAAAAAATAAAACCGAATCTATCTTAAATGGAGGACAAGAATAATGACAGTAAGTAATGCTTTTATCTTTAGGATGCCGGGAGGTATTCCTGGTGATGTTACTCGGAGGGAGCACGCAAAGATCGAACCCCAGATCATTGATGCCGATTATCCTCCGACTAAGTTCGGAATCCCTGTAAAATTGGTTTCCGGTAAGATCAGACCTATGGCTGAAGATGATTCCAGCCAGCCTTATGGTTTCTTGGTTCGCCCTTACCCGGGAATGTCGCAGACCTCTGAAGGTTTGGCCGAGGCTACCCCTTCCTTGATACTGCCTTGTGATGTTCTGGTTTCTGGTTATATGACCGTTGAAAACCTTGCAGGTACCCCTGCTAAAAATGGTCAAGTATACTACCGTTCGCAGGACGGATCGCCTGCAGAAAATGTCGGCGGTATTGAAGCAGAATCTTCGGGATCGCCCACAACCAACGTCGCCATTACCAATTGCGTATTCATGGGAACTGCTGATTCTGACGGTAATGTTGAAATTAAATTTAACGTGTAATATCAGGAAATAATACAGGAGGAAAGTAAACATGCAGACATACGACAAACGGACGCTGGATAGTACCGGCATCTTTTACATTGGCGAACTTGAGCGGCTTGATCAAACTTTGCATCAGCCGTTGGTTGCCGTAACTTGGGGGCGAGATATTGACCTCCGCGAAGACGTCAGCATGGCTGACGAAACGTCTTCCTACACCAACAGCACCTTTGCTGCTGCTGGAAGTATCAATACTTCCGGTAAGAACTTTGTAGGAAAGAACACCAACGCCATTCCCGGTGTCGCAGTTGATATCGGTAAAACGGCCAGCCCCTTGTACATCTGGGCAATGGAGCTCGGTTATTCCATTCCCGAATTGATTTCGGCTCAGCAGGCAGGACGCCCGATCGATGAACAGAAGTACGCCGGTATGCAGCTTAAATGGCAAATGGACATTGATGAAATGGTTTACATCGGCGACTCCGCCCTTGGAAAAACCGGCCTTGTCAATGCAACGGAAAGAGTTACCACGGGCTTTGTTGCTCTTAATGCTGGCGGAACTTCTACTGCTTGGGCCGATAAGACTCCTGCTGAAATTCTGGAAGACGTCAATACCCTTATCACTTCGGCATGGGCTGCTGCCGGCTACGCAATTTGCCCTTCGAAATTGCTTCTTCCTCCGGTACAGTTCGGTTGGATTTCTACACAGACAGTTTCAACAGCTGGAAACATTTCCATCCTGAAGTACATCAAGGAAAACTGCATCTGTAACCAGATCAACGGCAAGCCCCTTGATATTCAGCCCTTGAAGTGGTTGGTTGGACGTGGCGAAGAGGCCGGTTCCCCCGCAGCCGCAACCGACAGAATGGTTGTTTATACTCAGGATAAAATCCGGGTTCGTTTCCCGTTGGTTCCTCTACAGAGGACGCCTTTGGAATACCGTTCGATTTACCACCTTACCACTTACTTCGGTAAGCTTGGTGTTCTGGAAATCGTTTACCCTGAAACGCTCGCTTATGCGGACGGAATTTAATCAGTAAAGCCAGAAAGGGAGAAGCGTTATGGCAGAACTGGAAAATATAAGAATATCGCTGACCCGACCTTTAACTTTAGGATCGGGTGCTAATGCCCGATCCTATAAAAAAGGGGTTCATATGGTCAGTGAGGATAAAGTCAAAGGATGGGCCATTCCGTCTTTGATTAGGCACGGCGATCTAAAAATCCTCAGTAATCCGGCTGTAAAAGTCGTTGATGAAGAAGAACTTACCGAAGTAATATTTGGCGATAACGGAGGTATTGTTAATGGCAATGTTGACAAAATGCTCGACAGTTTCTTTTCTGAAAGCCCAGAAAATAATGAAGAGGAAACGAAAAGCTCAACGTCGACTACCGTTCAAGATGAAACGGAAAAACCTGCTGCAACCTTCAATAAATTGCGTAGGCCAAATAAAAGAAAAGGATAACTGCTGATAATGTCTACTACTTTTGATGAAACGACCTTTAGAGCTAATTTCCCGGAGTTTGCAGATGAAGCTGTTTATACTCCGGCTATGATTGCTTTTTGGTCTGGATTTGCTATCAAAAGACTGAATACCGAAAGATGGGGAGATTTGCTTGATGAAGGCTTACAGCTATTAACAGCCCATTATATCTCTCTTGCTGCTCAGAATAGTGAAGTAGGTATTGTTCCCGGTTCGGTTGGAGGCTTGTTATCTGGAGAAAGTGCTGGCCCTATATCTTATAGTAGGGATACGCACGCTACGATAATTGAAGGCGGAGGAGATTATAACCTGACTACTTATGGTACAATGTTCTTAGGAATTGCTCGTATTGTTGGTTCGGGAGGATATCAGTGCACATGATCTCTTTTGAAGCTACTGTTAAAATAAAGACGAAGAAAGACGTCGATCAAATAATGGCACCTTTACAGGCGCTCGCTAAGAAACGAGTGCTTGTAGGGGTTCCTGAAGCAGAAGACCCACGAGACAATGATGAAAAAATTGGTAATGCTGCGTTAGCTTATATCCATGATAATGGTGCTCCTTCAGTAGGTATTCCTGCTCGTTCATTTATGAAACCAGGAATTGCAAAAGCTCAAAAGAAAATAAACCGTGAATTAAGGTTGGCTGCTCATGCTTCAATGGAAGGTTCTCCGGAAGGAGTTGATTTAGCTCTCAATGCTGCTGGGATGATTGCACAATCAAGTATTCAAAATATTATTTTAGAAGGACAAGGTTTTGTCCCATTAAAAAGAGCAACTATTTTCGGAAGGATTAGAAGGCGCCCATATTTAAAAGCAGATTTTAAAAATAATAAAGGGCTTAAAGAAGAGTATATTGCTTCAGCAAAACCTTTAATGGATACCAACCAGTTGTTGAAAGCTATTACTTATGTGATTGAGGATATATAATGATAAATCTTTCTAGAGTCGTTAGATCACCGAGGCTATCCCAATTGATTCCTGTTTACAGATCTAAGGGACATTTTGGTCTTGGTGGTTGGATAGAAGAAGTTATCAGTCCTTCTTGTTTTGATACAAGGGGGATTGCATGGCCTTCTTCGGCTCAAGAAATTGAACAAGTACCTGAAGCTGATAGGGTTAAAGGAATGCATACTTTTGCCACACTTGACCGCCTTTATGTGACAAGAGAAGGAGATACAGAAAATATAGACCCTAATGATGATGATTCTGGCCTTTCTGATCAAGCTGAATGGCAAGGTGACCGTTACAAGATAATTCAAGTATTAAATTTTACGGATTACGGTTATTGCCTTTCAATAGGCATAAGAATGAGGGGTAAATAAAATGTTATACGAAAACATTAAAGATATCAAGAATGGCAGAGTTATAACCAAAGACAGCGGTATCAGTTACGCTGAGTATTCGCGTCAGAAGAAAGATGCCGAAGATGATCTTAAAGAAGCAAAGAAAGAAGGCGATTCAAGAGAAGTTGCTCGTCTTGAAAATCTTCTAAAAGAAATTGAACGGGATTATAATAATACTAATGATACTTGCGACGGTGGCGAAGGTTCCGGTATTAAAGGTCATATTACTGCTAAGCAATTAGCTGCAATGAAGAATCGCCGAAGCAACTCTTTTAATCCTGCTACTCGCCGGAAAATGACAATTGCGCAAGAAAGAAAAAATGAAACATTAAAAAGCGGAGGGGTTCTTCCTAACGAAAAAGATTATATTGTCGGACCTGTCTTAAGGGCTGTTAAAGCAGGGAAAGATCCTACGAAGGCTTTTGCGGAATCAGCCGAAAATGAAAACTATTATGGAGACAAACCTGATATTGTTGCAGATCGAAAAAGGATTGCCGCTTATCTTAAGAAAGCTCACGGAATTGACATTGATCTTGAAAAAGTTGATAAAATGATATAAAGATGTCTAGCACAGACGTAGACCAAACATTACAACAGCTTGAAATTATCTTTCAGAAGATGATTATGGGAATGCTTGGCCTTTTAAATGAAAGCCCAATAGACTATGATTCAGCCGCACGTTATGTAAGAGTTTCGTGGCCGACCGGAGGTCAGCCAGGATGGGGTGCTAATGAAAATATTACTTTTATTCGTATAACAGAAGATGACGATAATATAAACCGTCAAAGAGAAGATAAATTAACAGAGTCTGAAGACGATCCTTTACTCCTAAATGAAGAGATGAGTTATACAAGGGTAATAAACCTCGGCCTTATTTTTTACGGCCCAAATTCTTGGTCAAATGCACAGACAGTTCGTGATTATATTTTTCGTGATTCATCTTCTTATAGAAGGGCTTTAGGAAAAGATAAAATATATTTAATCCCAGATGTGGTTGCTCCAAGAAGAATCCCGGAGCCTTTTGTTGGTCAGTGGTTTCAAAGAGTTGATTTGAATTTGAGATTCAACGAAAATGTTAAGAAGAATGCAGATATAAATACTATAGGGAGTGTTCCTATTGATGTTTATAATGCTAATATATTAATAGAAACAGATTCATTCACAGTAACTGAAGATTAAAGAAAGAAAATAAGGGAGGTCAAGAAAAATGACTGCAATTCCTCAAACGTTCAACTTGGATAGTATAGTTGACATCACAGTAATGATTTCGCCCTTGGCTGCACCGAGAGCAACTTTTAACATTGCTTGTATTATCGGTTCCAGCGAAGTTATTCCTGCAGCGGAGAGAGTAAGGCTTTATGAAGACCCGGATGATATGCTTGACGATGGTTTTGAAACGGATGATCCTGAATATGTTGCTGCGCTTATCTATTTTGCCGCTTCACCAGAGCCGAGAAAACTTTATGTAGGCCGGCAAGACTTGACAGCTTCACCGGCTGAATCGTGTCTTGATGCTGTAATTGAATGCCGTAATGCTAATTTTGATTGGTATTACTTCGTTTGTTTGAATGCTGTAAAGGCTGACCATGTTGAACTTGCTCTCTGGACAGAATCGGCAAATCCTTCTACATTATATGGTTACACGACTGAAGATGCTGATGTCATGGCAACAACAGCTTCTCCTCCGGGGATTTTTGAATACCTGAAAAACCTGAATTACAGCAGGACTTTCGGGCAGTATGCTACTACTCAGAGTGCAGTGTATCCTAATAACATTTACTCCATCCTTGGTGCCATCGGCTATGCTTGCGGTCAGAATTCTGGTCTTGCGAACAGTGCCTTTACAATGAAGTTTAAACAGGAAGTGGGCATAGCCACAGAACCTCTTACGGCAACTCAGAGAGGATATGTGGAGAATCAAAACGGCAACCTGTACTTGTCATACGGTAATTATTATGACTGGTTTGAACAGGGCAAAATGGCAAACGGTTATTTTATTGATGAAATGATTAACCTTGATATGCTCCGTAACGATATCCAGTTGAACGTTGCTGATTTGCTTAATCAGACCCCAAAGGTTCCTCAGACAGAGGCTGGAGTGACTCAGATCATTCACGTTATTAATCAGGCATGTGATCTGGCTGTTAACAGAGGTTTCCTTGCTCCCGGTAAATGGACAGGCCAGAATATCTTGAATCTTAAATACAATGATATTCTTCCTAAGGGGTATCTTGTACAGGCGGAAGCAATCAACGATCAAACCGATGCAGACCGTCAAGCAAGAAAAAGCCCCAATATTTATGTTTGCATCAAGGAAGCAGGTGCAATGCACAGCGTAATCATCGGCGTCTATGTTAATAGATAAGACGTAAAGAAAATAGGAGGAGGCAATGGAAACTTATTCATTTTTGGATTGCATACTTAACCTCACTTTCCCGAATGGAACAATGACTATCACGGGAAAGGGCGTTGGGCAATTGGTTGTTTCAATGGCGCAGGAAAGATCTGTTATGGAAGCTGCGGCCGATGGGAACGTAATGATATCAAAGATTGCAGGGAATCACGGTTCTGTTTCGATCAGTGTCCAGCAGACTTCTGATGCTTATAAATTCCTTTTGGGCGCTTATAACCAATGCATTATTGAACCTCCGTCTTTATGGGCTCAAGCGGTCGGGATTCTACGTTGTCTGAGTGACAGCACAAGTCATACTTTTACAGGCATGTGTTTTCAGAAGCTTCCGGACAAGACGTATGATAAGCAGGGAGGTATGGTTACTTTCGTGCTTCTGTGTGGAGACATCCAGTCAATGCCGTTTTAATTAAAATAAGTGTAAGGAGAAACAAATCATGCCTAAAAGGGAAAGTTCTAAGATCGTCGTGGTTGACGGTCGCAAATGGAAGATTGGTAAATTCGATGCTCTTACTGGTGGCTACATCGCTGTTAAGCTGACAAGCAGAATGGTAAATGTAGTCGCCGGTATCGTTTCTGGAGAATTAAAGACCACCTCAGATTCAGACAAAGCCATTATGGCCCTTCAGCTTGCTCAGGAAATAGGTTCTCTAAGTAAGAGAGATTTCTTTGAGATTCAGTCAGAATGTCTTCATGTTATCAAAGAAATTGAAACCGTAAATGAAATTGAAGTAGAAACCGTTATAAGAAGGGCCGATGGGGCATGGGGAGTCCGTGACATTGAAGATAACGCATCTTTGGTCATGGCGCTTGTGGTTCACGTGTTGGTGTTTAATCTTACAAATTTTTTCGACGTAAGCAAATTGAAGGAATTGAAAGAGAGTTTTGGGGATTTGAACCTCTCAGATGCCCAAACATCGACGAATTCATCTACGCCCCAGTCATAGCTAAAGAGTGGCGTCAGCATGAGTTATGGGATGGAACATATAACATAGATGATCTTTATGATTGGCATGAATTAGCAGCTGTAAGAGAAGAAAATAAAAGAAGATCTTTTGAGGCAATGAAGTCAAGGGAGAGTTAAGTGGCTATCGAAGATGTGATTAAAAGTTATGTGATGGCTCTTGGTGTCCAAGTTGACAATCCTTCAGTCAATAAGGCGAAGGCTGTCTTAAGAGATATGGATAATGAGGTTCAGAAAAGAACTTCTGGAATGGCAGCTAATGCTGTCAAAGCTTCCACTATTATAATTACTTCTTTAGTTTCTATCGGTGCTGCTACTGTAGACCTTATAAACAAAGTAGCACAGGCTGATCTTGGATATGAGAAATTCGCCTTACGTATGTATATGGCGAAGGATGTTGCAAAAGACTTCAAGATTGTTACTGATGCTATGGGCGAATCTTTGCAAGATATCGCTTGGATTCCTGAATTAAATCAACGCTATCAGATGCTGATGAAAGAAGCCAAAGGGATGGAATTACCCGGAGGTGCAGGAAATCAGCTTCAATATATTCGAGACATCCGTTTTGAATTTACTCGTTTAAAAGTAGAAGCTACTTATGGCCTTCAGTGGATTGGCTATTATATGTTTAAGTACCTGATGGATCCTATTACAGGGACGAAGTTCGGACTTAAAGATATCAATGACTGGATTCAAAGGAAGATGCCAGAATGGGATGATAAGATTGCACGTTTTCTAGTAACAATATGGAATCTTGCAACTGCTACTTTCAGGGCACTTAAAGATATGGGAGGGGCATTAAAAACTATTTGGGATTCAATGCCTTCTTGGTTAAAAAGTTTGATTGCTATTGGTGCTGCGATAGCAATTGCTATTACTGCTCCAGTTACGACAGCCTTAGCTGCCATTACATCTTTAGTTCTTATGATTGAAGATTTCTATGCCTATATAGACGGGCGTAAGTCTAATCCTCAGTTAGCTCCTATTTGGGACAAATTGATTGACTATGCCTATCGTTTAAACAGGTATTGGGCAGGGACTGTTATTTTTATCGAAGAGTTTAACAGAAGTATTTCAAAGTTCGGTTGGTCTGGCATTGTTGGAGACAAGAAAAGGAAAGCAATAGAACAAAAAGAGTTCGGCGGAGATATGGTAGAAAGATCCAGAAAGAGGATGGCTGAATGGGAAGAAGCAAATCCTCGCTGGACAAAAGATAATGTTCCTATAAGAAGAGGTACAAATGGCCCCGTAGAAGAGGCTGCTGCAAGATTATCTAGAGTTGAATCAGGCGCTGCAGGATATTATGCTAGAGGCCAATGGATTCCTAGTAAACAGGATTTTGCCTATGGCAAATACCAAATAATGACTAAGAATTGGCCCTCTTGGTCAAGAGACGCTGGATTAGGCCCGAATGCAAAATGGACTGCAGAAAATCAGGATGCAGTCTTTAGGGACAGGTGGTCTAAGTATTACCGTAAATATGGAAGCTCCCAGCTGGCAGATGTTGCATGGTACGCAGGAGAAGGTGCTGCAGATAAGTTAGCCAAAGGAGACAAGTCTGTTCTTAGGTACCGTCCAGAAAGTGGAGTTGCTGGACCCGACGTTGAAGGTTATTTGAAAAAAGCCCATGGAGATAAATATGAAGGATATAAAGGACGATATCTTGGGCAATGGCAAGGGGAATTTGTCCCTTCGCAACAAGCGCCTTCTCAATCATCACAAATCATAAATAATATTCCTATTACTATTCAATCTGGTTCTGCAGAAGAAACTGCAAGACAAGTAGAAAATGTAATTAAGAAATATCAAGGTCAACAAAACGTAATGGACATTAGATACCCATCTGTTAGTGGAGTAGCACCATGAGTCAAACCTTATTTAGTACACAAGCGATTCAATATGCTGCTTGGAGAGCATTTCTTATAGGAACTACTCAAAATCCACAAGTTTCTAAAGGAGCGTATCGTCCTGTAGGTTGGGCCACTGAAGGATCAATCACACATATAGAAGATGAAGAAGAAAATATGTGGGTGTTTGATGCCGTTATGAAAATTGACCATTTTCTTTCTCAAAGAGTTACACAGCATCCTGTTCAAACAGGGGCGAATATTACAGACCATTCTTATGCGTTGCCAGCTAGAATTACTCTTGAAATAGGGATGAGCGACGTAATGGATAGCTTTGTTCCGGGACAGTGGGGAAGTGATTCTTCTGAACCTACAAAGTCTGTTATGGCCTACCAAACGATGCTAAAGTGGAAGAATACAGGTTCTCCGCTTAGGCTGGTTACCAGATTGGGCGAATATTACCCTATGGTAATTGAAAACATATCAGTTTCTGATACAAAGGAAACCAAGTACGGATTAAGATGCTTTGTTACTTTCCAGCAAATTTTTACTGCTGAAATAGTAACAGTAAAGACAAGTGCACGTCCGCAAACAACAGAACAGACCCAAGGTGGTTCAAGGCAAGTAACTCCAATGACAGGATCTGTTTTGAGCGGTTATAGATTTCCTTCTTGGGTTCCGGGGATAGAATAATGGCACAAATAATTGGGTTAGATTCTTCTCCTAATCAAAAATTTCAATGCGTACTTTCTATTGACGGAGTTAATAGGACTTTTCAGTTTAATATAACTTGGAATGAAGTAGCAGAATACTGGACTATGAAGGTTACTGATGCAGAGACAGATGAATTACTTCTTGATTCTATACCTTTATTAACAGGGGATTCTCCTGCATATAATATGTTAGAGCCTTATATTTACATGAATATTGGTGCTGCTTATTTAGCCAACGTAGGGAATGTTTCTGCAAATCCTTCATCTACAGATTTAGGGGTGAACTTTTTATTGATATGGGGGAATACTCCATCATGATGAATCGTTCTTTATACGGCCGAAAATGGGAAATGAGAATCCTTTGTAATGATGGAGACGAACTTATCATAGGCCAAGATGGTCTTACTGGTCTTGAGTCTTTAAAGATCTCTTTTGAGATAAATTATCCCGGTTATGAAGGTTGGTACATTTCCCAGTTTGATCTTTGGAATCCGACAAAAGAAACCGAAAAGAAGATCATTAAAGAAGGCGCTCAGGTTTATTTTTACGCCGGTTATAAGGACGGCAACTATGGACAAATTTTTGGAGGAACTGTTTTTCAGCAATTATATTTAAGAGAAGATGTCAAGGATTATAAATTGACATTGCTTTGTATAGATGGAGAACGGTTATTCAGAGATAATATATCGTCATTTACGTTGAACAAAGATTACACAGATCAGACGCTTTTAAACGCTATTGCATCCAGAGCTAGGACACCTATACAAGTAGGTAAGATATCTGAAACTGTTGATACGACCCCTAAACCAAGAGGCGTTACTTATTGGGCACCTCCCTCTGTTGGCGTTAGAGAAGTTTCAAGAGGGAACCGGGCACAGTTCTTTGTTGTAAATGATCAACTGAATATAATGAAACCAACAGATACTCCTCAAGGAGAAGAAATAGTTATCAACCCCAAAAGCGGACTCATAGGGACTCCTGAACAAAGTGACACAGGTATTAATTTTAGAGTACTATTGAACCCCAACTTGATTTTAACTAATCCTCCAAAATGGATAAAATTAGATTTGAGTGAAATTAATGTTAAGCAGCAACAAGCTATTCCGGGGCAAACGATTGTTCCTATTCTTCCTAAAGATGGGTATTTTAAAATAGGAGGAGTTCGACATAGAGGGGATACAAGAGGAGACGACTGGTACACAGATATCGTTGGATATAGTTTAACAGGAAAAGCTGGTTTGCAATTAACTGTCCCTGAAATGCTTAAAGATCCTTCAGGAAATCCAAACTCATGATAAGTATAGCTGAACGACTAAAAGTTAGCAATGAAGGTAATAAAAAAGCGTTTGATAACTACGATCTAAATCTGAGATGCGCTTCTCCCGGTATTATCCAGTCTTTTGATCCTGTAGCACAGACTGTAACTGTTCAGCTTTCTGTAACAGAAAGAATAAAAATAGACGGAATTGAAACAGCCGAAACAATTCCTCTTCTTGTTGATGTCCCTATTGTCCTGCCAATGGCAGGTGGGTTTTATCTTTCCATACCAATTCAGGCAGGGGATGAATGTTTGGTGGTCTTTTCTGATACTTGTTTTGACGCTTGGCATCAAAGTGGTGGTGTGCAAAACCAAATGTCATTACGCAGACACGATCTTTCAGATGGATTTGCACTGATAGGAGTTAATTCTCAGCCGAATGTGATTCCAAGCTATCAAACGAATGCTACTCAATTAAGAAATGATGCTGGAACCAATTACTTTAGGCTTTCTGGAACAGAGATTGAAATGGTGTTCGGAGATAGTTATATAAAGATAGATGCCAGTGGAATTACAGTTAATACGCCGGGATACGTTAAATCGACTTCCGGCCCTGTTACTGTTACGGCAACAACAATAGATGTTACTGGCGTTACGACATTTAAAAGTGCTGTTACCTTTGTAGCTGCTGTACTTATGCAGTACACATTAACAGTATTAAATACAGTTACGCTTCAGTTAAGAGATTGGTTGTCCCATGTTCATACAGATACAGAACCCGGAGAAGGTTCGACTGGCGGTGTAGCATGAGCACAATAAGAGTTAGAAAATTAGATGAAAATTGGGATCCTGTTTACGGCAATGGGCAAAACGATTACCTTTTAGACGGTAATGCTGTAGTTCAAATTATAGAAAGTCGGTTACGTCTTTTTTTAGGAGAATGGTGGGAGAATTTAAATGAAGGACTCCCAATGTGGCAAAAGATATTAGGAGTTAAGGGTACTTCCAAGTTAATTGTTGATAGGTTAATACAAAAGAGAATTTCCGGAACAATTCATGTGACTGGAATTGAATCATTTGAATCAACTTTTGATATAGAAACGAGATCATATGAATGCCTTGCAAAAGTATATACAGAATTTGGAACTGTGGTTGTAAGAACAGGAGGCGAGTAAAATGGCTTATATTCCGCCAGTTATCAGCGTAAATGGATTGACAATACCTTCGTATCAAGATATCCTTGATTATATAATAGCTCAAAAGAAAGCTATTTATGGAACAGATATTTACTTAGAAGTAGATTCTACAGACTATCAAGAGATGTATGTATTTGCATTGATGATTTATGATATCTTGTTACTTGCTCAAATGGTTTATAATAATAGAGCACCGCTTACGGCCATAGGGGTTGCGCTTGATTCTATTATAAAAATGAATGGATTAGCAAGGAATATAGCGACTCATTCCACTGTAGACTTAACAGTTACAGGCACTGCAGGGACTGTTATTACAAATGGTATCGCTTCAGACGACGCCGGTACTGAATGGAATTTACCTGCTTCAGTTACTATCCCATTGATAGGGTATATTATCGTAACGGCTACCGCAGATGATGAAGGTGATATAACAGCATTGGCAGGGACTATTACAAAGATAAAGACTCCAGTTTCCGGATGGATATCGGTTACTAATGCTTCTGCTGCTACTCCGGGAAATGCAATAGAAACTGATGCTTCGATAAGGTCAAGACAAGCGTTTTCAACTGCCTTACCTTCTCTTTCAGTTATGGAGGGGATCGCAGGCGCTATTTATAATCTAACAGGGGTTACTGAAGCAAAATATTATGAAAATACGACAGATGCGACAGATGTTAACGGCGTCCCTGCTCATTCTATAGCTTTTATTATTGAAGGAGGGGATACTACAGAAATCGTCGAAACACTTGCCACAAAGAAAACTCCGGGGACAGGATTTCATGGGACTACTACTTCAGTGTACTATGACGAATATGGAGTCCCCATGGAAGTTAAATTCTTTAGACCAACTTATGTAACCATAGACATTGAAGTAAGTATAACGGCTTTATTTGGCTTCACAAGTGCAACAGAAGAAGTTATAAAAGAGGCTTTGTATGATTACATTGAATCTTTAGAAATTGGTCAAGATGTTCTTTGGTCAAGACTTATTGGGGCTTCATTGCTTACCGGAGAAGAAAATAGCGAGACGTTTAATGTTACTTCTGTGGAATTAGCTGTGAATGGTTCTTCCCCTTACGCCTTAGCGCCGAGTGACATTGCGATTGCTTTTAATGAAAAGTCGATAACTGAATTAGTAAACATTACGGTAGTGACTACTTAAAATGGCTATTCTTAAACAAGACTATATTGATTTGATAACAAGCCAATATCAAAATAGCACAAAATTTTTGGCTTGGTTAAATAAACTCTTTACTCCTATTCAAGATATTGCGACAATGCTTGAAGGGTTAGATAATGATTTTGATCTTGATTATGCTATAGGAGCCCAACTGGATATTATTGGGCAGATAGTTGGTTTAAGTAGAAGAATTAATTGCCTTATTTATAATTCGGAAATTGGATTCACTTGGGATGATTCTAATTTAGGATGGGACAAAGGGGTATGGACAGACGGAGTTGATGAAGCAGTTCTTGATTTAGATGACGATACGTATAGAAAAGCACTGAAGATAAAGATTGCTGCCAATTATTGGGATGGTTCGATTCCTCTTGCTTATAGCTGTTTTCAAAACTTATTCGGTAGCGAAGTAATAGTAGCTATCCAAGACAACCTTAATATGTCAATGGAGTTGATTATTCAAGGGACTGGAACCTCTCTGTTGGTTCTTTCTTATCTTTTTCTTAACGAGTATATTTCCTTCAGACCTTCTGGAGTTAAAGTTTCAAGCCACCTTAATGATACTGGAGTTGATTATTTTTGTTGGGATATAGAAGAAGAAGGTCTTTTTGGAGGTTGGGACGAAGCTTATTGGTCAGATGGAGGAAGGCTTGTTCCTACTTGGCTATATACTGAATCTGAAGCTATTCTTACAGAAACTGGTTCTGAAATTCTTACTGAAGATGGAGAAATTATATTGACAGAAAAATATGTAGCTGGAACCTTCAATGTTCTTGCTGAAGACGGAGTCCAGATTTTAACAGAAACAAATGATGAAATTTTTATGGAAGGTTAAAGGGAGGAAATAATGGCACAAGAATATTTAGAATTTGCTGGTGGCGCTGGAGCTAATACTGAAGCTTATGCTGACTATTATTCTGATTCACAAAGAGAAGTTGGTAATCAACCGGGACTTGCTCGTTCGCAATTTGTGAATAAAGTATTGCAGCAGACATCAAAGATGATGGCTGTTTTAGCGGACTTTATAGAACAGCAGTCTGGCAATGATGTTTTAGATGCAGATACGAAAGCTGATATCCTTGCAAACCTTACCGTTGCGGTTCAGGCCGTTGGGTTTGAAACAACTACAGCAATGTGGTTCTATCAGGACGTAGCTCCTACTGGATGGTCTATCGTAACTGCTGCGGCTGATGCAGTCCTTGCAGTCAAAGGGGGCACTCAAGCTTTTAACGTAGCTGGTGGCAATCAGGCAGGAACTTGGACTCAGCCTGGGCATGTGTTGGCTGAAGCTGAATTGCCTGCCCATACCCATGGTGCTATTGGAGACCATACACATCAAGCGTCTGGTGCTCATGGTTTGGTTGCAGCAACAGGTACTACTGCTGACGTGTATCATACTGTAAGTTCTACAGCCACGGGACCTGCCGGAGGCCACACGCATAATAGCGTTGGTAGCGGTTCAAGTCATAATCACGGTACTACCTATAGGCCATTAGCCCAAGTAGGAATAATCTGCGATAAGGATTGATAATATGCAAGAAACTTGTAATCCTGATAAGTGTAAGTTGTTTCAGCTTCTAGGAGGCAACCCAGAAGAGTGTCCTAATTATGTCGTAAGCTGGTGGACTCCTCAAGATGGACTTAAAAAAGGACAGCCTATTGTAGTAAAAGATTGCGCACCTAAGAGAACTCTCTTGATGATACAAGAGTTGATGAATATGAACGTAGCTTTACAGAGAGCAGAAGAGCAACAAAGGAATGAATCAAAGAAAGTATCTGATCTTTGCGTAGAGACTATAAAGAGGCAATCTGAAATGGTAGCTGTAATAAGAGATTTGGCAACTAATCAAATTGAAGAAAACAAACCTGAGGTCATAGATTACAAAGAATCATGAACGACATTATCATTGTGATAGGTATAGCTCCTTGCTTGGAAGAAGACTTGTTTAATATTACTTCTTCTTCTTTATATCTCTTTGATTATATGGCTATTGGAGTTGATTGCTCTGATAGGGTACTTTTTGATATACAGCATGCTGCCTCATATCACCCTGATGAATTTATTGAATTTAAGAAAAGAAGAAAGTCCATAGGGGCAAATCTTAATTACGAAACTCATTCCCATATGAATGGGAGGCTAAATAAAGGGAACAATACTTTTGAGGAAGTTCTTGTTAATCATATTTGGCCTTTGGTAGCGAAACACCCTTATTCAGGTTCATCTTCTTTACTCGGTTGTCAGGCTGCTATTGGTTTGGGGTACAATAAAGTAATTATGTGCGGATGCCCGATGACAGGGCAAAATCCGAATAAGAAGAGTCATTATTATGATGTTTTTCAGCAAGGCTGGATTAAATTTGCACCTTCAATGTTTGGCAATAAAGTAAAGTCAATGTCTGGCTGGACGAAGGAATTTTTAGGATGCCCTACAGAAGAATGGTTACAATCTTTTTGATAGCTTTAATTACAGGATGCACTACAGTGTGTACTGTTAACAAAGAATGCAAATTGTCAAAAGTAAAAGCGCAAATTGAAGTAAAGGCAGATAAAACCGAATATAATTTTAATTATTCTGGTCAAATAAAAATAAATTTAGTCGAGGTGCAGTGGTGATTGATCAAGAACATCAAAAGAAGTTTGAATTAATATGGTCAAAGGGAGATTATCGTCGAGGTTCAACTGCTCAAAGACTAACAGATACTTTCTTATTGTATATTCCTCCCAAAGCTACAATCAACGATTATGGTTCTGGAACAGGTAGAGCTGAAATGGAAATTCTTCAAAAGCGTCATGATCAAAAAATATGTATGATTGACATTGCTAAAAACGCCTTAGAGCCTCCTGCAAAAGCCCTTGTTGAAAGAGGAATATTGAAATTTATTCATGCTGATCTTACTGATCTTGGAGAAGTTCCACATGCTGATTGGGGTTTATGCATAAATGTTTTAATGACTGTTCAAAAGAGTAAACTTGATATTATACTAAAGCAAATAGCAAATACTTGCGACAACCTTTTCTTTGAAGCATATGACCTTAAAGACTTTCGTCTGGGAATGGACATGACTACAGTAAAGCTTTCCAAGGAAGAATGGAACTCTTTGTTCCTGAAATATTGGAATGAAGTCACATTTATTCAAAGTAAAGAATCCAATCATAGGTATATATTCGTCTGCAAAGGCAAAAGATGAAAACAGATAAATTTACTTTAGTAGCTTGTTGGGATGGCGGAAGTTATTATGATCCAATTTATATAGGCAATCTTTACAGGTCTGTTAAAAGAAATACCACTATCCCTTTTGATTTTGTTCTTTATACAGGCCCTCTGGTAAAAAGTAGGGAAGCCGAAGTAAGTAGGCAAGTAAGAGGCCCTTTTTGTATAGTAGAAACAAATTTGCCATATTGGTGGTCTGGAATGCATGCTTGGGAAAAGAATCCAATATGTGTAAATACAGATACTGTCTTGTATATGGATTTAGACCAAGTGATTGTTGGAAATCTTGATGATATTATTAATTATGATTCTAATCATTGTTACATGAAGGATTATCCGTCGTACTGCTGTCCTACAGGGAAAGAGAATGACGGCAATGCAACGGTTTCTTTAATTCGTAATGGTGCCGGACACCATGTTTGGGATGAATATGTCAAAGCAGGAAAGCCGATTTGGAGTCCTCTGAAGCCTCCTGCTAAAAGGTTGTTCCCTTTAGCCGCCCAAGGAATTATGAACAAATCTAGCGTACCTCACGACGTATTTCCTGAGTCATGGATAACGTCGTATAAGCTTTGGGTTATTGCTAACGGCTTGCCGAAAGATTGTAAAAGTGTTTCTTTTCACGGGAAGCCGAAACCACATGATTGTCTTCACGTTCCTTTTGTAAGAGAAAACTGGAAATGAAACCTTATTATTTTTATTTGCCTCCTTGGAGTAATGTTTCAGGGGGAGGGACGGCTATTCACCGGCTTGCGCATGAGATTTCAGTTCTTGGATTTCCTGTATATGTTAATACAAAAGTACAAAATCCAGACTGGTCTAGAATTCCCTTTGCTGACTCGTGTGCCGGCGACTCAGTAGCTGTTTATCCAGAGCAGGTAGGAGGCAACCCTTTAGGAGGTTCCAAGGTCGTTAGGTATGTAATGCACATTCCGGGATACTTTGGAGGCCCTCCATTATCTTCTTATTTGTCTACTGATATTCTTTTCGTTTATAGTGAATTCTGGAACAAAGAGGTAGGCCTTAATCTTCCTGCCGAAAGGATCCTTGAAATACCGACATTATTAAATATAAATATGTTTGTAGATAAAAAATTTCCTCGTTCCGATTATCTTGTTTATAGAGGAAAGTGTAGGAATCCAGAACTTAAAGAAACAGAAAATATACCTAAACTTTCTGGTAACTTTCTAGGAGATTCTGGTCAAAGGCTATTGGCTGACAAATTAAACAGGTGTAGCAGGCTTTATTCTTATGATATTATGACAGTCCTTATTGAAATTGCACGTCTATGTGGTTGTCCTGTAACGATCATTAAAGACAGCGAAAGAAAGACTCATCCTCGTTTTGCTTATGCAGCGCCAGATTATGGAATCATTTTTATGAATTATGAACAGGAAACGAAACAGCTGCCTCTTGATTCTGAGATTGTACGAGCCGAATATTCTAATAAAGAACAGACAATGAGAGAACAAATAAAGAACTTTATAGGGATAACACAGCAATGAACAATTTTAAGAGTATAGGCAAAGGTTGCATGATTAGTTCCTTTGCACGATTTTATAACCCAGAAGCTATAGAAATTGGTGACAATGTCCGTATTGACGATTTCTGTATTATCTCTGGTGGTTCTGGAATAAAAATAGGCAGTCATATTCATATAGCCTGTTACGTTTCCATGTTTGGAGGTTCTGGAATCACATTAAAGAATTTTAGCAATGTTGCTTCTGGATCTATATTGCTTTCTGAGTCAGATGATTTTCTTGGATATTCTTTGATAGGCCCACAAATTCCAAGAAAGTATAAACCAGTATATCATAAAGGCCCGATTGTTTTATATGAGCATGTAATATTAGGAGTAAGGACCATAGTACTCCCAAATGTTACTATTGGAGCCGGTACTGCAGTAGGAGCTGGTTCTTTAGTTAACAAAGACCTTGATTGTTGGAGCGTTTATGCAGGAGTCCCTGCTAAATATATAAAAAATAGGCAACTTGATGTTTTAACATTAGAACAAGAATTTCTTAAAGAATGGGAGTCTAAGAAGTGAATCCTCTGGTTTCTATTAATTGCTTAACATATAATGCAGAGAAGTTCTTAAGAGATACTCTAGATGGTTTTCTTATTCAAAAAACCAATTTCCCTTATGAAATACTAGTCCATGATGATGCTTCTATTGATAAGACAGTAAGTATATTGCAAGAGTATGAAAAAGATTATCCAGAAATTTTTAATATTGTATATCGAGAAACCAATATTTTTTCTAAGACAGGTGTTTACCCGTTCTTTGAAAATATCAAAAGAGCTAAAGGTAAGTATATAGCAGATTGTGACGGAGAAGATTTCTGGACTGACCCTTATAAATTACAAAAGCAAGTTGATTTCTTAGAAGGAAACCGTCAATATTCATTATGCCACCACAAGTACATTTTAAGAACTCCTCAAGGAGACCTTATTCCTACTCCAGAAAGCCCTAAAGACTTTTCTGCTTCTGAACTTATAGATTTCAATTTGTCTGGCCATGGCATTGGCCTCAGGACAAGAATGTATAGAAATGTATATAATAGTGAAACTGAAAAGGATATAAAAAGGATGGCAGGAGATTATTCGTGGAATGTTTATTTGGGTCTTTATGGAGGGTGCAAATACCTCCCAGATATTCTACCTGCAGTCTACCGTTACGGTTGGGGTAATAATTCTTGGGCTGATTTGCCGAAAGATATAGAACAAGAAAAGATAAAAAAGATGATGAAGGATATCTTAAATTGGTTTATTGAAAAGAAACTAACAAAGCATATTGAAACAAGAAAAAAATATGCAATCAATCCTTTTTTCATCGTTAAAAAAACAGTTCCTGAACCTCCGATAGTTAGAAGAGGAGCTGTAAGAAGGCCAACCATAGCAAGAGGAAGAACCCTACCTCCGAATTGGAGATAAAGATGGCTGAAGGTGTACATAAAATCACAGCTGATTTTGAGGAAGCTCTTTGTAAGTATACAGGAGCAAAATATGCTGTTGCCGTAGATAATCAGAGCAACGCTTTATTTCTTTCTTTAATGTACGAAGGGGTTAAAGGCAAGACAATAACGATACCATCCAGAACGTATCCAAGCGTGCCTTGTGAAATTATTCATGCTGGAGGTAAAGTATCATTTACTCCTTCTGAAGGAACCATGTTGAAAGGCGCTTATCCGTTAGTAGGAACCCGTACTTGGGATAGTGCTTTAAGATTTACTTCCAATATGTATATTTCAAATACGTTTATGTGTCTTTCTTTTACTGGCCCTTATAAGCATCTTAAACTTTCCAAAGGAGGAGCTATTATAACAGATGACTATGCTGCTTACTTGTGGTTTAAGCGTGCTAGATTTTCTGGCCGGAGGGAATGTTCTTATCATGACGATCATCTTGATATGATAGGTTGGAACTTCTATATGATGCCTGAATTAGCTGCTAGAGGACTTTTGCTAATAGCACAGTTTTATGATAGCAATGGGAATCCTAAGGATAATTCTGATTTAGAAATATCTTACCCTGATCTTAGTAAATTTGATATATATACCAAAAACAGAGATTGACCAACTCTGTTTAGAAGAAGGAGGGGAGGATTTCTTCCCTTTGCCTCACCCTCCTCTTCATTTTTTATTTCTTCTTTTTACAAGAACATTTAATATCTATATTTGCTGTAAAGCTTGATTCGCTTTACTAAAAATTGGTCTTAATCTTTTTGCGCCTTCTTCATGCTCTCGTCCTTGAATCAATGTAAAATAGCGCCTTCCTTCTGGAGTTTCTTTTATCCACTTCTTATATTTCTGAGTTGAAACCTTGTAAAACTCAGCACTCTCTCTAATCTCTTTGTCCAAAAGAAGATTATAAGGAAACCAATGCTCAGGAGGGAAAGCATAGACCTCTTTAATAGTCCCTTTACTACCATTTCTATGTTTCCTGAAAACAAGACCAGCTGCGTACAATGCCCTTGTAATCCATTGTGTAGAAGCGTCATATTCTTCTTTCAACTGTTCAACAGTCGCCCCTTGCTTAAACTTCTTAACAATATCTTTATGGCATGATGGAAAAATCTTAGCTCTTTCAAAACCAAGACGAGACCTGCGGCTTGTAACAGCGCCAACACTTAAACCCAACTTGTCTGCAATTCTTGGATTTGACATCTTGGGGTCTTTAAACAGTTCTTCCATTTCATCAGTAAGCTTGCTATATACAGACATTACAACATCCTTTGCGAGGCATGGAATCTTACAAGAATCTTGCTAATTTGAGCTTCAAATTCTTTAATTGCTCCATCTGTTTGTTCTATAGGGCAAGACCACCATGTTGCTAATGGAATTTCTCTTAACAATTTTGACAACCAAAAATTAGGAGCCCAACACGACTTTTCAATATTGATGGAACCTTCTTCTCCAAGAGCGTCTTCTACACACTCTTCACCTGTGACTTCCTTGCATATACTGCAATGTATTCCGCAATAATCACCATCAGATTCAATCCTCCCTCTCGAACAAGTAGTACAGTCGGCGCGCATGATGCCGGAGAATAGTTTCATTTCATTGATTTTATTCATATCTCTATTGTCCTTTTCTTATTTCTTTCTTTTATTCTTACCAATCTCTTCTTGCCGTCAATAACTTTTCTGTTAATAGAAACAAAATCAACAACCCATTTATTGATTTTGAAACAGATAACAACATCTTTCCCGCAAGATTCTTTGACCCATTTCTGAGGTGCTCTGGAAACGAAATTGATTGTTGCAATTACTTTAAATCCGGTGTAGGTAGGAGAAGTTCCCATCACCTTCATAATTTCATGGCTATGCAATGTTTCTCTGAAAATGACAGTATCACCGATCTGAAAGTTGCGGTCATTGTTCCTTACGCTGAAATCGACCATCTTATTCCAAATATCTTTAAATAGTTTAGGGTCTGTTTTAAGGCTATGCTCCATCTTTAAATCTCCTTTATTTTACTTTCTTTCCTTTATAGAAATTGTTTTTCTTAATTCTCTTCCCGTTACCTCCGTAAAACGGAGACTGGTTCCTAAAAGACTTCTCTTCATCGTTTCTTTTGGCTTCTTCAAAAGAACAATCTAAAATCTTTGGATTCCATATTTTAGAAAAAAATTCATTTATTTCTTTAAGCTTTTTATCTTTCTCTGCCTCTCGTTCAATCTCAACACCAATAACCATTAAATCAGGAACTATTGAATCCCTTTGAAAAATTCTAATAGCATGTTCGGCTATCCCTAATGTGCCAATAAATCCCCCCTTACTTTTCCTTTCCAGTTCATAAACCATCCATTCCACATCTTTTTTGGAAAGAGTAACGCAATTCTCATGAAGGGTCTGGTTTTTGAGTGCTTCTTTAACCCTATCAAGCATTTCTTTCGTATACTCTTCTAAGGTCTTACATTTATCTAAATCAAAGTTTTCCATTTTATCTCCTAACGATAATGACCAAAGTGATAATGCCGACAAATAAAACAATAATAAGATCTTAACTTATGGTATTGTCCAAACTTTTCTTTATAAGAGAGTATTGCAGCATTAGCGGCGCTTCTTGTAGCATATTTTCTTTTATCGCCACATTGATTCTTATAAATCTTTCGTTTCTTTTGAGTACCCTTTTTCTTTATTTTCACGGTTGTCGTTGTTTTCCTCTTTAAAAGATAACCAAAAAATTATAGAAAACGAAAAAACAGCAAACAAAAGAACTAATAGCAGCAAAGTAATTTTAAGCATCATGTGGTTTACCGTAAACAGCATCTTTCAAATCTTCACGAGTATAAATATTCCCTACCTTTTGAATTATTCTTTGCCAAGGAATCTTAAAAGGGCAGCAATACTTAAAGTTTTTGATAGTAATAATTCCGTCAACTAAAAGAATCTCGGCGTAAGTACCGTCAAGAAAAGTAATATAGTCATGTTCATAAAGCCTTGAACCTTCTTTGTCAAAAATGTCAAAACCTTCATCTCGGGAAAGGATTCTATCCCCTATTAAAATTCCTTCTTCAATAAGTTTCATAGAAAGTTCGTGAAACAATATTCCAAGATCATCATCGGCTGTTCTATATCTAAACCATTTTTCTTTCATGTATTTCCCCTTTCCTCTTTCAAATATTATACTAAGTTTTAAAGGTTTTTAGCACAGGCTGTTAAAATAATATTCTGTGATATAAATTTGTCGCTTTCGTCAAAAATATGTCATGTTTACATTTTCGTCAAAAATATGTCATGTTTTAACCCCTGTTTAACAGCCTTTTTTTGTCAAAAAAAATCGTCAACAGACTAAAGTTTTTTGTTTTAAAATAAAAAGCATTATAACTATCTGTTTTTATTAAAGAAACTATTTTATTCTTTTAAAAATAATTCTTTACTTTGCCTTAATAAAGCGTAATATATAACTGTAATTATGATAGTTCTTTAAAAATAACCTGTGGGGGCCGAGTGAAGGCTGGGATACAGGTTGCCGAAAGTCAGAAAGCTAACAAAAACAAGTGTTTGCGTGACGCCCATCCTGATAGTAAACCCCTGAGATTTTAGCAAGTTACGACTTTATTGGCCGCTTGGATTTATCACGGCTAAAAGTTTTGGGTGACAATCCCGGATTCCGGGTCCCAAAAAAAGGTACGAACGGCTTTATTTTCGGGAAACAGGCACCACTGAAGGGCCGAAAAAGACAGGTTGCAACCGGGATTAGTCCGGCGAGAACCTAATCCTAAAAACAGATGGCTGGCCACTTTTTAGGTTATTTCTCGTGAAGCCGAGAATGCCATACTTGGATAAGGCATGAATCCAGTAGCCATAAAGGAAGGCGACTCACTTAAAAAGCTTTTATATTTTAAGTGGATACGTTGTAAGGCTAGAACCTTTATATGATCCTGTGGGGTGACAGAATTTTGTCACTCCGGCGCTATATAAAATAAGGATGGAAGAGCGCTTTAAACCTGTTTAACAGCCGGTCTACCAGTAAGTCTGGTACCGATGAGACCAAAATAAAACTTAGAAAAGGAGAAAAGTTTAACATGAGAGAATTTACAAAAAATGACTGGTACGGGCTTTGTGGGGCTGAACCAACAGAAGATGGGCGTCAGCCTATGATTAACGAAACGGATAATAACTTGTGCGCCCAACTAACAGTTGATAAAACCGGTATCCAAATATTAGGAACAATTTCTGATGAAGAAGGTACCGAACTACGAGACTGGGCTTTTTACTTTGAATGTACTTATGACATGGGGCTTATCATTGCTGAACGTCTTGAAAAGGCTATTATACCGATCAAAACCCTTAAAGAACTGGAAAGCTTACTATTTCCTTTAGGGTTTGAAAAAATATTAGGTTAAACAAGCCGAAACCGGCGTACAGCGCCGGTCTGCTATTTATGATAGCACTGATGAGGCTCCGTTTCATCCATAGCGCTGGGCTGTAGAAGCAGGCTGCTATGGGACGGAGCCTTATTAATTAACTTAAAGGAGGAGAACATGACAGAACAACAAATTAAAAGCGTAGGCGAATACATGGTACACTTAAAAGCCCGATGGCTGGACGAAAAGAAATATGAAAATTTTAAAGATTATGCTACGGCTTTGGCTATGAGACTTCCTACTGAAGTTAAACTTGTTAAACTCAACAAAAATTTTCTGGCTGTTATTGAAACGAATAAAGGTGTGACCGGGACAATTAAAGCCACGGTACGTGGTTATACATGGACAACAAATTTAGAAAACAAATAATAAAGCCGAAACCTGTACTTGCGTACAGGTCTACCAGTAAGTCTGGTACTGAAGAGGCTAAAAAATAAAATTTAGAAAAGGAGAAAAAAATGAATACAGTTAAAGCAATTAGGACAGGCGAAATTGTTGTTGACCTTAAGCACAGAAGTGCAGTTGTACCGTTTAAGGCTAGTGAAACTGGAAACCCTTCTACAATGCATTTAAGGATGCGTTTCGATGAAGTAAAAATGGATCTCTGGTTTTTTGACGAAAATCCCGGCTATTGTATAACCGACTTCTCTTGTTATAAGATATTCTCCACTGAAATTGACTGCCAAGACATTTTCAATGATGTAAAAACAGCTTTTGCAGAGGCCGAAGCAAAACAGGCTGAAGAACAAGACGCCCAGCAAAGACAAAAAAAGCTGATGGTTATGAAAATCACATCTTTGTCGCACTGATTGCCCCCGCATTGCGGGAAGAAAAATATAATGTTGAACTGACCAGCAAAGAAAAGTATGTCGAGCCGGGAGGCGAAATGGACATGATCGTGAACAATACAATTTACGTTTATTTCGATTACAAAGGATACCTTGTCGCCACCAATCGGCAACCTGATAGTAATTCTGTTAGGTTTAAAACACGTTCTGTAAAGGACGATAAAATGATGAGGTGCATTAAAGATGCCATTGCGGCTGACAAAGCTATGAGAAAACTGAAAGAAAAGGAAAAGAAAACTAATCAATCCAACAAAGAAAATCTGGAAAACATCTTGGGTTATAATGTTAAGGAACATACTGAAAGACATGGTTACGGTCAAGGTCGCAGTTACCACTCTTACGAGACTAAACATTTTTCGATAGAAGGTCAAGAAGAAAACCAGATCAGCAAGATTAAAATCAGCGTGTACGACAATAAAGAAGGTAAAAGCTACGTCGTCAGCGGGATTCCGGCCTTAACTCCGGAAAAACTTAAAAAGTTGGTCAAATTAATCGAAAGTTAATCAAAGCCGAAACCGGCGCAAGCCGGTCTACAGGTTAAACCTGTACTGATGAGGCCAAAATAATAAAACTTAGAAAAGGAGAAAAAAATGGAAAAAATCAATAAGGAAAATGGTGCTGCTATCGGGATGACGGTTTTAATCGAAAATGAACCTGTTAACTTTAAACTGGCTTTAATCACCAGAAAAGGGTTTGGTTATACCCAAAAACAATACGCCTTTGTCGCTGACGGATACCCCTTCATGGCACTTTCAGTTTATTCTGGCGGCATAACAGGTTTTGGAATTAACGAAACTGAAATTTATAACACGAATGATCCAGAATGCCCTTACAAAGTCATCTCTACAGACCTGAAAGAAATCTCCCGCATCGTTGAAGAAGACCGGATTGCAGCTGCAAAAAATGAAAAACAAATCTTGGAAAAAAAGAAACAGGCTGTCAAAAAACTTAACAACATGCCTGATGGTGTCCCCTTAATGGTTACTTCTTCTTACCTGTTTATTGCCCGTAAAGGGACCGCTTCTTTTGATCAGAAAAATTCTAAAGAAGTTAACATTACAGTTGATATTGTCCGGAAAGACAAGGAAACCGGCGACGAAACCTTTATCGGCAACGTTGACGAATTCTTCAGAAAGGGCAGCGGGAAAATCTCCCGTTCACGTTCAAAGCAAACTGGAAATTTGGTCTTTGGGAAGGACTTTGATGCCATGCTAAAACCGCACCGGGAAATCATCAAACTGAATGACGCTTTTAAAGAGTACAAGCTCAAAATCATTACGATCAAAAGTGGAAGATATTAACAGGCCGAAACCGGCGCAAGCCGGTATGCTGTTAAGTACAGCACTGATGAGGCCAAAAAACAGGAGGGGAAACAAAATGAAACCTTATGAAAACTTTGAAAAGTATAAGGAAAAGATTTCTGTTATCATCTCTCAAAAGGATAAGCAACAAAAGAATCAAATCCCTATGGAACAGCCGAGAGTCTGGGAACAGGTTCCTGAATACTATAAGCCTGAACCTGTTAAAAAAGATTCTGAGCGTGGTGTATTCATAATCCAATTTTAATTAAAGTGAAGTAAAATAAAACTTAGGAGGTAATTAAAAATGGCAGAAGAAAAGTTAAAAATCAAGTGGAAGGTTGCAGAAAGACCTACTGGTCGTTGGCGTTCTTTTGAACAGCGTTCATGGCCTTCAGCCGAAACTGAAGACGGTCAGCTACTGGCAACTATTTCTTGTGTAACAGAATATAGCTCCAAGAAAGCCAAAAGCGGTGAACACGGTCCTCTGAAAATGTTTATCTATGATTATTCTGAAGGCGTAACAAATCGTAAAATGAAAAAAGTATTAACAGAAGCAAAATCTCTGACAGAAGCAAAAGAAGTAATTGAAAAGATTCTTGGCAAGCATCCTGAAATGCTTCCAAAAAGTGAAACTGACACCGTTTATGACAACGTAAAATGTTTCCTTGATCAAACTAAAGGCGAAATTGAAAACTTTGTTGAAAAAGTACAGTTACACAATGAACGTAACTTCCTACGGTCAGCTACTATCTCCCATCTGGCATATTTGTTCATCAACGGTAAACGTCAGCAAGCTGCTGGATACCTTGACAGATGGGTTTCTGAAAACAAATAAATATCACTAAAGGCAGGTCTACCGTTAATAACGGTACTGATGAGGCTAAAAACTTAAAGGAGGTATTAAAATGTCGCATCTTGCAAAAATAGAACTGGAAATTAAGGATATCCAAGTTCTCAAGAAAGCCTGTAAACGGCTTGGGCTGAAGTTTACTGAAGGTCAAAAAAAACTTTAAATGGTATGGACGTGAACCGGCTGAATGTGCTCACGCTATCCAAATACCAAACACTTCCTATTCATACGAGATAGGAGTCGTCAAACAGAAAACAGGGTATGAGCTTCAGTGTGACTTCTTTGATTGTGGAATTTCTAATGCTATCGGGGTTAACGGAGGTCTTTTAAAACAGGCTTACACCATTGAAAAAACCAAGATGGAATGCATCAAAAAAGGTTATTCTGTCAAGGAACAAAAAACTCAGAAAGGAGTCCAGTTACGGATTACGGTGAGATAACATGGAAGAGATAATCCTTGATATCAGTAATGAAGGAGAAATCGCCATTGAAACAAAAGGCTTTAAAGGTAAAAAGTGCCTTAAAACCTCTCAGTTCCTGAAAGACATCCTTGGGAAGGAAGTTGAAAGACAGTTGACTCCTGCTTATTATGAGTACAATCCGGAGGACAACGTACAAACCAAAAAGCACTTGAACCTTTGTGGTTAACAGGCCGAAACCGGCGAAAGCCGGTATGCTGTTAAGTACAGCACTGATGAGGCTAAAATTAAACAAAGGAGGAAAGAAAGATGATATCCATTTACAAAGAAAACGGTTACATCGTACACAATGGGAAGGAAAAGGATTCACCTGAAGTCTCTCTTGTTACTGAACACTCTATCTTTACAGCTAATACTTCAGAAAGAGCTATAGATCTTCTTCTAAAAAGTGGAGACGATTCCACCTTAAAAGAGATAAGAAGGAAGGACGGTTAAAATGATAACACAATACATAGAACATACATTAACCGAAGAAGAAAACATGGTAATAAATTATTACAGAGAAATACAGTTATACTGCGGCCATTCTAAGGTAAACGGAGAATTGTGTCTAATTCTAAAAGGTGGTTGTGGGGTGATAACTCTTTCAAAGCTTATTGAAACGTATAACACTCCAGAGCCGAAACCTATAAAGGTAACATGGAACAAAGAAACATTTTTTCAAAAAGTAATGAGGTGGTTTAAAAATGAAGTGAAATAAAACTTAGAAAGGAGAACAAATTATGCATGGCTACGGTCTTCCCAGAACTTTAGAGCTTGAATTTCCTGATCGTGCCGATATTTGCCTTTATGGGCTGAAGGGTTTCAAGGTTCATTCCAAAAGAAAACAAGCTTCCCGGCGTATCTGGAAAAAGAGGTATCGCCTGAAAGTTAAAAACATGATAAAGAAAGAAGTAACAAAGGAGGAGGTAGAGAATTGAAAGTTACATTAAAGACAGACGAAATCAATGCAATATCCATCATGGTTCAGTTAACAAATCCCGGAGACACAATCGAAATTGATGAAGGGATTATGACTTTGAAAGATAAGAATGGCGTTACCTACATGTCAATGGAGAGGATTATGAATCCTCCAAATATTCATTGGAGACCAGTTATTCACTATACCCTAAAACAAGGATAAGCAGAGGACAGCCGGTTTACCGGCTGTAATGCTACAGACAGGTTCCAAGTCCTGTCAAACCAATATAAAAGGGAGGTAAAACTTATGCAAGGGATTGAAGAACTGATTTTTGGCATCAGGGCTGGTTATTCTTATTTCTATATAAATTCTCAAGAAATACCAAAAACCACAGTCGATATTTTTAACGGCTTAACAGAACATTTCAACGAAACGAAAGCCGGTCACAATTACAAGGTTTCTATCTGGGACTTTGAATCTTGTAATGCAGAAGGGGAGAGCCAATATAACGATCCTGATACTTTGCTAACAATGTTAGAGAACATTGAAGAAGGCGTCGACACTGTTCCTGCTGGAGCTATTGTAATTGCTAAAAACTATAACTGGTTTCTTGTGAATGAACAAGGGTCTTGCGATAAGCCAAAAAGCTCTTGGTTGCTGAACCGTGCTGCTAAATTCTCCAGTCCTGAATATAGGAAAATATTGATTGTTGTCGGAAATGTTCCTTTTGAAGAAGGGGTTCCGGACATCCTGAAACGTGACTTTGCAAAAATTGAATTCCCTCTTCCTGACGAAAAAGAAATCAAGTCAGTATATGATTTTATCGTCGATTCAGCTAAGGATAACCCAAAATTCGTCATGCCTACTGAAAAAGAGGAAAAGAGAATCATTGCCGGCGCAAGAGGTTTGACAAAATCTGAAATCGTTAAAGTTTTTTCATATTCCATTGTTAAAAACCAAGGTGTCTTCGATCCTCAAACAGTTGAAGAACTCAGGGCCGATGAAATCAATTCAACTCCGGGCCTGTCCATACGCCACTACGATAAAAAACTTGAAGACCTTAAAGGTTATGAAACAGCCAAGGAAATCGTTGAAGAATGGATTGACGACCCTGAAGCAAAAGGAATCCTAATCCTTGGACCAGCTGGTGTCGGTAAAACTCACCTTTGTCAATCTCTTGCCGGTCATTACAAGCGCCTTATGATTGAACTTGAATTTGCTCAGCTTATGGGTGACGGTTTGGTTGGACAGGCTGAAAAGGCTATGAAAAGAGCGCTGGATGTTATTGCTGCTAATGCTAATCCTGCGGCTCCAATTATCGTCTTTGTTGATGAGATTGAAAAAGGTTTGGCTGGGACTTCCGGTGCTGGGAGTGGTGGCGGAGCTAATGATGGCGGGACCACTGATAGAAGTAACGCTCAGTTCTTGAAGTTCTTATCTGACGCGAGACCAAAGGGAATTTACTTTGTCGCTTCTTGCAACGACATTGAAAGGCTCCCTGCGGCTTACGTCAGGGCCGAAAGATGGGATACAGCGCCTTTGTTTGTTGATCTTCCAAAGCAAGATGAACAGGAAGCTATCTTAGCACATTACCAAGAAACTTACAGCGTAGTTGCTCGCCCAAAGGATATGTACGGATGGTCCGGTGCAGAAATTAAGTCTTGGTGCAAACTTGCCCGTAAAAAGATAGATAGCGGTAAGGATGCTAATGATGCTGATGAACTGATTGTTCCAGTTTCCCGCACTATGAATAAGGAAACTGAATATCTTCGCGAGTGGAAAAACGGCAGAACCGTACCAGCATCAAAGAAAAAGGTTCAAATCCAAAAGGAGGTCAAAAAACTTAGAAAAATAGACATGTAAGGCCGAAACCTGTACTTCGGTACAGGTCTACTGTTTAATACAGTACTGATGAGGTCAAAAGAACATAGGAGGGAATATGAATAAAAAACAAAAGAAGGAAAGGCTTTTAAGGACAAAGTTTAGAATAAATCAAAGAAAGAATCAAAAGAAAGAATTTGTTAAAAAACTTAGAGAAAAAATCGAAAAAAATGAAATAAGATTTTTTCAACCACAGGCCGGAGTAATACAAACCATATTTGTGCATCCTGTTCAATTTAAATCGGCTCCTTTATACATTCACAATAAATCTAGAAAACACACAATGCCCTGCCACCACGACGATAATTGCCATATTTTGCCAGGTATTAAAGGAAAGAGAAGAGGAGATAGAAAACCATGAATAATCGTTCAATGATGGCCATGTACAATCTGGGGTTTGGGCTTGGTCTTTTAGACTTTCCTCTTCCACCTCAAAGAAGAACAAGCAAGAAACCTGTTCCAACCGCTGCGGAGATTGCTGAAAAAGAAAAGAAAAGAAAAAAGAACAAACAAGCAAAACTTGCAAGAAAAAAGAACAGGGGGCAAAGATAATGGAAATAAATAAATTCTGTAAAATTTATTTTCACGATTTAATAGTAAGTTGGATGTGCGCAAAGATAATCACCAAAGCACGCAGCAATAACACAACAGTGTTGTTCTTAATAACTTTTTACAAACAATACAGGTGTAGGAGGGAATATGGAAACAGTAATCATTCAAGGAGAAGAAAAAGAACCTGAAAAAATTCCAATAAAGGTAGTCCCTTTCCCTCAAAAAGGAATTTCCTATTGGGAATTACCAACCTATAAAACACAGAAAGAACAGGAGGCAAAGAACCATGATTAATGAAACCAATTTGTTTCAAAAAGGCATGTTAATTTCCCTGAATCTAGGAGGCTATTCTGGTCGCAAGAAACTCACAAAAGAACAAATGGGTGACTTGCCAACAGAGATCGTAAGAGGGGTACATGATCTCTTCAACAAAGAGTTTAAAAAACTTTTAAGAGAAATCAATGCCCATGATCAGGAAACCCGGAGAATGGTAAAGCATCAATCTGTTCCGTTCCCTCTGGACGGCGTATATTTCATATGTTCTGACCGGCTGGAAAAAATCATCAATGAACTGGAACAAAGGAAAGTGGAAAGAGCCGAGTTAATCAATAAGGCCATTGAAAACTATGAAGACGCGATCGAAACTTTTGCCAAAGACTATCCGGTCTACTATCAAAACGCTCGTTCCAAGTATCTTTCCAAAGAAAGATTTACTGAACGGTTCTATTGCAAATATCAGTTCCTGAAAATCTCGGCACCCAACGAGGAAGACTCAATCGTTAGTCCCGAAATGTACCGGAGGGAAATTGCAAAGTTCCGTGAAACCATCAACGAAATGAAAAATGATGTTGTCGCTACCATCTATCAAGAACTCCTCGAATCCACTGTCCGGCTGAAAAAACAGTGCACCGATGGGAAGCCTTCTCAGCGTACAATCAATACCATGAATGAATTCCTGAAAAAGATTGACGAAATCTATTCAGACTTTGTTGACAGGAAAGACCTGAACAATGCGATCAAGGCCGTCAAGAAACAAATGCTTGGTATAACAGCATCTGAGCTACGCGACGTTGATTCTTCCCGGGAAAAATTCAAGAAAGAACTTTCCGGTCTGGTTAACGAAATCAAAAACTTACCAGACATCCCGCTCAAAAGAGCAATCGAATTCTAAGACCGAAACCGGCGTAAAGCCGGTCTGCCAGTAATGCTGGCACTGATGAGGTCAAAAAAGAAAGAAGGTGACAAAAATGGCTAAGTTTTACATCGAAATAAAAGACAGCGGGATAGGAGAAACGACGATTACTGTCCTTACACATCCTTCAGAATTTGAGAAACCAAGTAACGCAAAAGACGTTACTATGAAAATAATGGATTTCGTAGACAACACTTTCAACATAAAACCAGAACCAATATTGATGGGGAAAATAATAAAAGCATAAAGGAGGAAAAAGGACATGGATTTAAAAACTATTGAAAAAGAATTAGTAAAAAGAAAAGAAGAAGGCTGGAAAATCATAAGGGTTGTCGCTTATGGGAATGAAGGTTGCGCAAAACGAATTAGGGACATCATTGAATTTTCCACAGAGGAAGGTAAATATTGTAACTTCATTGCAAAAGGTAAGAAAATTTCTTCTGAAATAAAAAAACATTTTATTGAGAGAGATATTTGTGATAATAATGTTGAAGTTACTTTCGAACGAGTATATACGGACGAAGAACAACGAGAAAGAGAAGATGCTTGCTGCGCTGAATCCTCACTAGAACCAGAACCAGAACCGATACCGGCGCAAAAAGGAGCGCTTTCATTAATGGAAGAGCTTGAAGAAGAAAAAGAAAAAGTCCGGAGACTTTCAGAGGCAAGTATATCCCTAATGGTTTGTCTTGTTGAAGTATCAAAAAATTTCTGCACCGAAGACCCTGTCAAAAAAATGTCCCTCAGGCAAATGATAAGCGCTACAATAAGTAGCGTAGCAGAAACTTTGAAACCTTTCAGAAAAGGAGCATAACAGCATATGATAAACTTTGTAGACTATAACGACCATACCATCGTTCAAGTAGATGGGAAGTACGTAGGCCAAATCAAAAAAATCGGCGACGGTCTTTGGCAATATTTTTCCAAGGGAGCCGAAACTTCCACAAGAAAAATATACCCAACCAGACAAGAATGCAAAAACTCTCTGGGAAGTTAATGGAGGATGTATGGAAAAGAGAGGAAGAAAGCGTTCTCCTGATGAAAAGACCACTATTTCTTCCTATGTGCCTATTTCTTTCGCAATGGAAATATTGAAAATAGCAAAAAAAGAAAATACTTCCGAAAGCGCCGTTATAGCCGGTCTTATAAAGATCGGCCTTGAAATAACAAAAAATACCAAAGAAAGGGTAACATAGCATATGGAAGAGAAACCAATAATCAAAAAACTTAACAGACCAAACAGAACCACTCCAAGAAAACCACTCTTCGAAAAAGAACATTGGAACAGGATTAAAACTACCGGCGAAGGAGCATGTTTCGTATGCGATAAAAAGTTCAAAGCCAATTCCAAGAAAATTCTCATAGGTTCAATCATGGGGGAAAAACTGTATCGGCACGATAGATGCGACTGCAATTCAGAAAACTGGAAAAAGAAGTTTAAAGGTTGCAACTTAATTTAAAACGGGAGGTAAAGACAATGGCAGGAAACGGTAAGCACGTCAATCCTTATGATTACTTAACAGTAATCGAAACTTGCAAAAAAGGAGTTGTAGAGCTAGACAGGCCGGTAATAAAAGGTAAAATGTACACAGAGGACGTAACCGCCTTAGACATGATGCCGGGTATCGATCCTTCTCAAGAAGAATTGATCATAAAAAGAGATAGCTTTTCAAAATTATCAAAAGAGTCCAAAGAAATAATCGAAATCGTCCTCAACTCACCTGCAGATATAATTGACTGCTTTATCACTCCAAAGTACAACAAAATCAGCCGAGAAAAAATTAAAGCATATCTGGTCAAAGAAGGATGGAACGACAAAACCGTTAAAACCTGTTTCCAAGAAATCAAAGATTTTTGTTCAGCTTTTTATTAAAACCAAGTATAATAATCTTGTTAGCAGTTAAGAAGTTTATAGAGTAGATTAACCAACAAATTTGCAGGAGGCTATATGGATTAAAGAAAAACTTAGCGGAAGGCTCGTGGCCATTGATTGAACCAAAAACCACTGCGGAACATTACTCCGCAAACCCTACCGAATCGGGGCCAAAAACTAGAGGTTAAGAAAATGCTAAAATATCCTTTATAAAAACCCAAATTCAATAATTAGACAGGCAACCTTTTTTGATGGTAAAAGTAGCCAGTCGGTTTTTATGGCTGTCTCGCCGATTGGCTACTATAAAAATAAAATGAAAATAAAAATAATTGATCAAACAATCTGCAAAACCGACGACCCAAAGCTTCTAGGAACATTTCTAAAAGTTACAAAAGCCTTTTGGACTAAAGGCGAATACAGCAAACAAAAAACAGAATATGAAGCACCTCTTGTAGAAAAGGATGGGTCTTTCCTTGCAGGTTTCCTTCCCAGAATAATCAAAGAATGTGACAGAAGAGGGATACCTTTGACAATAGAAGGTAGTTTTGAAAGAAAAGAATATAAGCTTCCTCTGTCATACCCCTCTATTACCCTTTTTGACGATCAAGAAAAACTTGTATTAAGGGCTTTAAAAGAACAAAGAGGAATAATTCAGTCGCCCATGGGAACAGGTAAAACAATTGTTTGCTATGCTATTGTTCATCCTTGCCAGCCTTGTAAATCGTTGCTGGTATGTCCTAGTAAATCAATATTAACCCAAACAGCTAAAAAGTTTAAAGAAATGTTTGGGATGAAAGTATCCATTCTAAGTAGCACCAAGATTCCCGGTATACCACGAGACCTTTCCGGAGATATCGTTATCGCCACGATAAACAGCCTTGATAGGATGTCCCCGGAAATGTATTGTGGACTTTTTGATATAGTTCTGATAGACGAAAGCCACCATGTTTGTAATTGGGAGGGGATGTATTATAACTTCCTTACTCATTGTCTAGCTCCTATACGTATAGGTGTTGACGCTACTCCAGACAAAATAAACACTCCAAAAGGCATGGCTGCAGAAGGTTTGCTCGGGCCTGTCATTGGAAAATTCACTTTTGAGGAAGCCGTGGAAGCAGGAAGAATTGTACCTCCAAGAGTAGTATTTTTGCCGGTTCCAATAAACTTAAATGCTAAGCAATTACGTAATTACAAAGAAATATATGATGTTGGGATAGTATTTAACAGGATAAGAAATTCCATTATCGCTGATTACATCGCTGCAAGAGCAAAAGAAAATATGACCTCTGTGGTTTTTGTCAAGTTCCTGAACCACTTAGATATACTTTACAAATTACTACAAGAAAGAGGCGTGGATGTAGCATGCGTTAAAGGTGCGATTCACGACAGAGATCGTGAAAACATCCGTTTAATGCTAAATGAGAAAAAACTTAAAAGCGTAGTTGCAACAGCACAAACATGGAGTGAAGGTGTTGACGTTCCCACCTTAGATATCGTCTGCAACGCAGCAGGGTACCTATCTGAAAAGGCTGTCCTACAAATGGCCGGCAGGTGCTTGCGTGTTTCAGAAGGTAAAACAGAAGGAATATATGTTGACTTACTAGATTCAGGAAGATATCTAAGTGAACATTGCGTTCGCAGGTTACTGATTCTAGCGGAACTGGGATGGATATAAAATGGAAACTTCCAACTTTGCAAGATGCGCAAGTAAAAAGAACGCTGTATCAATAGCAAGAGGTAATCCGAAATGGTATAAAGGAATAAGCTACCCTGCCCTCTTTCCAACATGGGAAATGATTAAGCTGAAAAGCAATATTCCTCTATATGAAAAGCTTTACAAGGAGCAAATCCTAGATAAGCTGAATCCAAAAGATGTCTATGAAGAACTTGGAGAGGATTCTATCCTACTTTGTTGGGAATCTCCGGGCGCTTTTTGTCATAGAAGAATAGTAGCAAAATGGCTTGAAGAATCTTTGGGAGTAATAATCCCAGAAAGAGGTATAAAATGACAGAAACAAATGCAAAGAAAACATGGTGCCCTGCGGTAAGAATTACTTTTATAGGTTCTGCAAAAAATGAAAAAGGGAATTCGTTAATCCTATTATCCACAAATAGAGGTGATTGTAACTTTGATACAACACATGAAGGTATGACTATACCTAAAGAACTCAATTGCAATTGCATTGGTTCCAAATGCCAAAAATGGCTGTGGGCTTTTATTGAAGCTCCTGAAGACATAGTTGCAAAAGCATGCGGTAACAAAGGATTTTGCGAGGGAGTAAAAGCCGAAGATTTAGAAAATCTAGAAAAGTGTAATGAATTTTTAAAATGTCTTTCCTTGTACCAAAGGTACGGAGAAAAAGAATTGACAGAAGAAGATAATTCCTCTCAAGGGTTCTGCACATTGGGGCTTCCGGGGTAAAAGAAAATGATAAATTTGCAACTTAGCTTACCACACCATATTGACTCAGTTGAAACATTGATAAAAAATATCAATGAAAGATTACAAGAACCAGATTCACAAGGGCTTGTCTCAGTTACGCAAGTTTTATGGGATGGGATGAAGGAGGAATGGTTCTACATAAAGAACTTTCAAGTAAGAGTTAATTTTTTCCCTTCACAACATGTGATTCAAGAGTTAACTGAAGCAATAAAAATTTCACCATGGTGGTTTATTGAATGAAAGGAGGTGATATTATGCCCGGGAATCTTAGAAATCCTGCACGTATTATTCTAATTTAATTTTGACGACCGGCTCCGGCCAGATGATTTAAGTATCCGTGCGCTGAAATAAAAAGGCGCACGGATTTTTTAAAACTATTTATAATAGAAAAGAGAAAAATCATGAGAACAAGATATTGCCCAAGCTGCGGCAGGAAAACATGGCACAAGTGGCATATAGGGATTGGAACCTTAATCATGCTAGTTATCACATGGGGCATATGGTTCCTCTTTATATTCCTATTCTATCGTTCCAGATGCTTTATTTGCGGAAGCAAGTAACATGGAGATAATCAAATTCCTTGATGAACACAATATAAGTAAAAGGGAGCACGGCCCAAGAACCACAAGAGGATGGGTTCAAGTGGAGCAGTGCCCTTTTTGCTTCGGAGATGACTACTATCTTGGAATTAATCTAGCCAATAATTTTTTCCATTGTTGGTTGTGCGGGAAATCCGGCTCCATAGAATTTTTAATTAAACGTCTTTTAAGAACGTCATTTGATCGTGCCAAAGCAATAGCCGAGGAATATGGATGGACACCTTACTTTGACAGCGAAATAAGGTCTTCAACGGCGAATGAAGTAATAATAAAAGGCTTAACTAACCTGAAAAAAATCCATATAGACTATTTAGAACAAAGGAACTTCGATCACGCTTTATTACAGCGTCTTTATGATATACAGGCAAACCATACTATTGGGCGTTTTCCTTATCGTATTGTAATTCCTGTATATGATAACGGCGTTTTAGTGAACTCCACTGCCAGAGACGTTACCGGGCAACAAGAACGGTATCTTTCTTTAAGAAATGATGAAGCTATCATACCGATAAAAGAATGCGTGTACAATATTGATGCGACTGTGCGTTCAGAAAATATTTTGATAGTTGAAGGCCCAACAGATGTCTGGCGTATAGGAGGGGCTACAGTCTCTTTATTTGGAACTGCTTTTAAAACAGCGCAATACATGAGGATAATAGCCCAATGCCCAAAGAACGTATACATACTCTTCGATGCAGAAGAAAAAGCACAAGAACAGGCTGATAAACTTGGTAAATGTATGGCTCCTTTTATCCGTCATGTAGAATCAATAGAAGTAGATGATCTAGAAGTAGAAGGAAACGATCCTGGGGAACTTTCACTTGCTGACGCCGAGTATATCCGTAAAGAGCTTAAACTTTAAAAAATATTTTTTATAACTTTCCTAAAAAGCTTTATATAAGCGAAAGAAGTAAAAACTGTCCCAGCAGTTTCTTTCATTTAAAACTCAAAACAAACAAGAAATTGAAAACATAATCCTTTTAGATAAGAGCCTGAGGCTACCATCTTTTTTGGTAGTCGCGGCTGGGAACCGGGTCTATCGTTTTTTTCTTGTTTGTTTAAAGAACGGTGGCTTCGGGATCTTATCTAAAAGGATTTTTTTATTTTGAGGGAAATGAAAAATGGTAAAAAAAGTATTAAAACATTATGGAAAAATATTCAATAAGCAAGTAGAAACAGTTGCCTACCGACTTGGTAACGGCTGGCTTATTGATACAGAAGAAGCAAAAGAATTAATCAAATGTTTAGAATATTATCTATCATCATTTAATCAAGAAGAAATAAATAAATTCAACAAAGACTTATCCATTATTTACAATGGAGGTTCTGAAGATGGGAGAATCAAGACTTTATCTTATCTAAAAGGTGATAAAGATGGAAAATAACTTAATCGTGATCGAATCATTTCATGATGAAAAATTTAAAACAATAAAATTGCATTGTGTTGAAGATCAGGAATTAAGTTGGAAAGCCAAAGGGATTCAGAACTATTTCATATCAAGACCTCCGGGCTGGAAAATTTGTCAAAACGATCTGTGCAGAAGATCAACAGATGGCCCAACCAGTCTATATTCTGGAATAAAAGAACTTATCCAAAAAAAATATATTTACAGAGTTGTAAAAAGAAATTACAAAAAACAAATTTTACAATGGGGTTATCTTTGTTTTGAAAACCCTATAGAAAAAAATGAAGTAATTGAAAAAATTAAATCAAGAGATTCAGAATGGGAAGTTTATAATGCTAGAAAAGAAGATATAGATGAGGAAAAGCTATACACGGAAAACCTAAAAATAGACAGCCCATTACTAGATAACCGTGCCCCCTTAATAAATATCAATACTAATAATAATCATTCAAATACTGATCAAAATATCTCTTTTAAAGTTCCTTTAAAAGAAGATATAAGCGCAACCGTTGGTTCCGGTTCATCATCCAGAAAACTTAATCGTCCTGATAGAACAAAGAATCCACTCCCAAAGAAACCCATGTTTAAAGACGCCGTTAAAGGCATTAATGAACTATTTGAACAAAAATCTGCTCACCTAAACCAATCAACAAACCCCATAAAAGCGCCAGAAGAAATATCAATACTTATAGAACACTGGGTAAGCCTTGGTTTTAAGGCTCCTGACCCAATAAAAGCCCCAAAAGGATATAATAAGACAATCCAGAATTTAAAGAAGCTTATCGCCGGGAAACTGTTTTACGGAGACCATAGAAAGTTCGGCCCTGAAGATATAGTATCAGCAATGGACAAGTTCTCTTTAATCGTGTTTGATCCTAAGTATGGCCCAAAACAGCCTGTTAAAGATCTTTTGGTTAAGAAAAGCTTGAAAGACTTTTTGTACAATTCCCATTCTCCGGGAATAAAGAGTTGGTTCTTAGAAGTCGTGGATAAAGAAATGGAACCAAATAGCAATGTTACATTGGAAGAGGATAAATATCCTAATATCACAAATAAGCTGAAATCATTTTATTATGATTACGCTATGGCAGGTATCAGGGTAAGGCTGGACGACCGTGGAGAAAACCATTTCCGGAAGGCTTCAAATACTTTAGGTAGGTTCTTGGAGCAAAAAGGATATAAGTTCCCTACCGTAGCAGGTGTTGGCGAACTTGCAGAATTATTATGTTCCGCTATCCGTCAGTTCTACGGTAACAATACTTCCAAGGTTTCGCCGGCAAGCTTCTCTTCTAAGTTTGCCGTATCCAATATGATCAAGTACATGAATGAAAAGGGTTATTTCACAGACGGAGAATCAAATCATCATTGGGAAACGGGTTTTTAATTAAAGCGCCTTAAAATAAAAGAAAAGGAGTTTTTATGAAATCGTCTTTGATACTTGAGAAACCTGAATTGGAGGCCATTGGCATGATACTTAATGAAACAGACTTGGAAGAAGGAGACACACTTCATATTTCAAAAAATGATATTACTTTAGTTAACAAGAGTGGAACTATCATAATTACGGCTCATCACAGAACTTTGGTAAGAGAAGGTCAACATTCTTGGGAGATTGTAAAATCATGAAAACAATCGGAATCATTGGCACAAGAAGAAGAGACGATTTAGGTTCATTCTTGAAAGTTAAGAACGCCTTTTTGAAAGTATACAAAGACGGAGACAGGATATGTTCAGGTCTTTGCCCAAAAGGTGGAGACCGCTTCGCTACAGTTATTCAAGCGAAGTTTCCATCAATGCCACCACCGCTTTGGTTCCCGGCTAATTGGGAAAGATACGGCAAGGCAGCAGGGTTTATCAGGAATACAGATATAGCTCTTAATTCTGATGTGCTCATTGCTTGCGTATCTGAGGACAGAACTGGCGGAACTGAAGACACTATCAAGAAATTCATTAAATTTCATGGCGAAGAAAATCTGATTATCGTATAAAATATGGCATCGATAAAACATAGGAATATAGATACTAATCAGGAAGAACGGCTTATTACCGGTCTTATCATTTCAACTTCCTTTTGCCGAGATATCATACCATTAATGGGAAAAGAAACTCTTGATGTCCCATACATGGAAAAGATAGCAAAATGGTGTAAAGATTATTACAACACCTATAAGGAAGCTCCCGGCAGCAATATCAAACATCTTTATGAAATAGAAAAGGAAAACTTAGAGGTTATAGACCAAGAAGCTGTTTCAGCATTGCTTGCTAAGCTTTCTGATGAATTTGAAACCTCTGACATCAACGAGGATTTCTTTAAAAACGATGCAATCAAATTAATAGATTCAAGAGCTTTAAAGTTCTCTGCTAAACAGGCGCTTGCATTAGCTGAAGTAGGGAGAAACGAAGAAGCTAGAAAAATGATGAAGTCATACCGGGAGAAAAACATAGAAACTTCCGGATGGTTTGACCCGTTTGACCCTGAGATTATAAAGAACCACTACGCCGATGAAGAAATGAAAAAGAGTCACCTGTTTCAGCTTCAGGGCGAATTAGGTAACTTCATCGGGCCTTTTGAAAAAAATTGGCTTGTAGGCGTCATGGGGCCTCCTAAAAGGGGTAAAACCTTTTGGCTTATTGAACTTGCTGTTCAAGCCGTTATTGCCAGAAAAAAGGTTATTTTTATTTCTTTAGAAATGGATGAACAAAGAATCAGGAGAAGGATATACACAAGGTTATTGGCTGCTGCCAGCGAAACAAGAGATTATATCTTCCCTGTTTTTGACTGTCTCAAAAACCAATCAAACGTATGTAATAAGGTAGAAAGATGTAATAATATAAGACTCCTTGATTCTGAGGATCAAAAGCCGTCATATAATCGTGAATTAAGATACAATGTTTGTACGGCTTGTAGGGGACAAATTGATTTTGTACCGGCTTACTGGTACACTTCAGTTCAGAAAGAAAGATCAAGAAATTCAGAAGCTATCCAAAAGCTCCGTTCTATCATCGATCACTTTGGATATCACCCAGAAACAGGCAGTAATTTAAGAGTTCTTGCATATCCTGCGTTTTCGGCTAATCTTGCGAGGATAAGAAATGACATACAGAATCTAAGGGAAGTAAAAAAGTTCTATGCACACCTAATCGATATAGACTATGCAGATATATTAGCTCCAGAAGATGCTAGAATAACAGGAAGAGATAGAATAGATGAAACATGGAAAACGCTAAAAAATATGTCAGATGAAATGAGTTGCATGGTAGTCAGTGGAAGTCAATCAAATAGAGATTCCATTGATGTAAAAAATGTTACGCAAAAGCACACTGCAGAAGATATCAGGAAAATAGCAAACTCAGATTTGTTTTTAGCAATCAACCAAACCCCGCAGGAGAAGAAAGCCAGCGTTTCTAGAATTAGTAAAATAGCAAAACGTGATGGAGATTTTGATCAGTATGAAGGCTGTATCGTACTTCAGCAATTAGCGTTGGGGCAAGTATGTTTAGACTCTTATTTAGATCATTCAACTTTAGTTAGAGATAATTATATTGATGAATACTTTGAATAAAGAAAATAAAATATTTTGTGAATGTGGTTGCGGGAAAATAGTTTTAAAAGGCAATAGATTCATTAATGCCCACAATCGGAAAGGATGTAAACACACTGAAGAAACTAAAAAGAAAATGAGCATTAATCATGCAGACTTTAGAGGTATAAATAGTCCAAGTTTTGGTAAAAAACATACCGAAGAAGCAAAAAGAAAAATGAAATTAAAAAGAAGCAAACAAATAATGAAAGGTTGTTCTGAAGAAACTAAACGAAAAATATCTGAAAAAAATAAAGGGCATAAAGCAACTGTAACCAGTTTAAATTATACGCAAGAAGTTAGATATAAAATTTCTAATATTATGAAGAAAAGATGGGAAGATCCAAAATATGCAAATAAGATTTCGTTATCTAGCAAATCTTTATGGAAGAATCCAGAATTTGTATTAAAAATGAAAAAGACAATAAAGAATAAACGTCCAAATAAGCCAGAAACAATAATTTTAGAATTACTTAACCAATTATATCCTAAACAGTGGAAATATACTGGTGATTTTTCTTTTATAATTAATGGTAAAAATCCTGATTTTACAAATATAAATGGACAGAAAAAATTAATAGAATTATTTGGGGACTATTATCACAAAGACCAAAATCCACAAGATCGTATTGATGTCTTTAAGCCATTTGGTTATGAAACATTAGTTATTTGGGAACATGAGTTGAAAAATATTTCTATGGTTAAATTTAGAATTAACAAATTTGTGAGAAAATCCATGGATCATTCTGTTATTACAAGGCTAAATTTGAGTGAAGATTTCTTTGAATAAATTTCCAAGATTTCTTTAAAGTGAAGTATAATAATCTTATGAAAAGAGTGAACAAAATTTAAACACTCAAAATTTTAAAAGGGAGAAAAAAAATTATGTCAGAAGAAGAAAAGAATACCAGTACAGAAGAGGCCGCTGAGTCTGAGGTTGCCGAGGAAGCCGTGGTGCCGGCAGATTTTGTTTATTCGAAAGAAAAACTTATCGAGAATGCAAAGACACTGAACAAGGTTGTTTATCCCGGCGAAGACGGTAAAGATGTTGAACTGATCAAAACCAAAGTTCGCGTGGTGGCCATAAAAGAAGCAGCTTTGAAGCTGGCCTTTATTGAAGCTTGCGAAAGTGTTCCAGAAGCTCTGGAAGTCCATCTTCCCGATGAATGTGGAGTGATGTACAACTACCTTGTAGCCGAAGAAACAGCAGGTGAAAATACAGCAGGTACAAACACAGAAGCTCCTGCAGCAGCACCGGCAGAAGGTTCAGGTAAGACAGGCAAAAAGAAAGACAAAGACAAGAAGAAAGACAAAGCACCGGCTACAACCGGAGGAGAAACAAAAGAGAAGAGAAAACCTCCGGTACGCGAGAAAGATGCTTATGGAAACGTAAAAGGAACCATGTCCTCCGCGATCAACGAAATGATCGATAAAGGTTCCAAAGAAGAAGCCATTGTTGACAAGCTGGTCAAAGACTTCGGCCGAACAAAAGAAAAAGCGGCTGCAAAAGTGAAAAGCCACAAAGGTTATCTCGAATCCGTAGGTTTCCCGGTCACAGAAGAAGGCGGCATTGTGAGGTTTGCCAAAAAGAAGTAATATCGCCGATGCCCTCGGCGTACGCAGAGTGTGCTGATGATGACAGCCCATCCGGTAAGCCCCAGTCCTGAACCGGCTCTGCGTTTCATTTTCCCATTAAAGGAGAAAAAACTTTGAAGATAGAAAGTGTAAAGCTTTCTCGCCTTCTTAAAAAGGTACACCTTGGAGGAGTTATAACTGAAGTCGTAGTAGACCTTGGGCCTAATACGATTCAGGCCGTTGATCCAACCAATTCAATTTTTATCAGCGTTGCTGAAGAAAGCTCGCCAGATGGAATTGGGAAGATTGGTATTGGCGATCCTACTTTGGCTATGCTTATCAAGCACCTTGATGCTGTAAAAGGCGAAGTAGCTATCAAGAAAGA